TAGAGTGGGATGCAAAAATGTATGGAGGAGAATCTAAATCACTATCTGGTTATATGAATAATACTTTCTATTCAGAAACATACGATCCAGCAAAAGATATTAGTTCTTATAAGACACGAAGAGTGTATGGAGCTATGGCTGGATATGATGAACCACAGAAGATAGTTACAGGGCTGCAATTACTTCAAGCTGGTATTATTGATAGACAAACTTTACAAGAGAACCTAGATGGTTTAGATAACCTTGTCAGAGTTAACGATAGAATTACAAAAGAAAAAGCAGACAGTGTATTGTTTGATACATTGTTAGCACAAGCACAAGGTGGTGACCCTAAAGCAACTATGGCTGTTGTGCAGATAAGAAAGAATCCTGATGATATGCAAAATATCTTAGATAAGTTCTTTACAGCAGAAGAGCCAGAGATACCACAACCTGAACAAGAATTGCTTGGAGGAGGTGCCTTGCCACCACAAGGTCCTCCACCAGGCATAGCAGAATTATTAGGTGGATTAGGAGGATAATGTCTATAAATAAAAAGTTTGAAGATATAGTAGATTTCTGTCTAATTGATGTTGATGAGTTAGGTGATGACATAATTTTAGAAGAAGATGTATTTAAGCCAAGAGGCAAAATGTACATTGATCAACTACCTCCTTTAGTATTTCCATTTGGCTATATGGTTATAAGTTCAGCGTTTCAGTTTTTTGAAGAAGAAGAGGATGAAGATGGCGAGATCACCGAGTAACAAAGGATTAAATAAAAATAATTTTAATGGTTCTTCTTACTCAACAGGAAGAAATCCAGGTGGTATGGTTGCAGGTTTAACTGCTGGTACTACTTTTGGTGAAGGTAAAGAAATAAAAGAACAAGTTGCTGCTACAGGTGGATTACCTAAAACAAGTGATTTACCACAGCCACAAGCTCCTAGACAAGCAATGCCACAAATGGATGTGTTTGCAGGAACTCAAAGACCAAGTGAGCCTGTTACATCAGGATTAGATTTCGGTCCTGGTATTAATCCTCCAGCAACAAATCAAGTATTACAAGCCGAAGAGATTAGAAACTTTGTTTATGACAGTTGGCTAGAAACAGGTGATGACAGTTTACTAGAGTTCTTATAATGGTAACTCCAGATGAGGCAAACAGACTTAGTTCTATAAACCAACAGAGTGCAAACATACCTGCATCAGTTATGGTACAGGCAACTAAAACACAATCAGATGATTCTTTTGTAGAAGGTCTTACAGATTTTTTTAGTAAAGCTAAGGAGAAAACATATGGTGCAATTAAAAATGCAGTCTTTGAACAATTTAATGTCAACCCTGATACAGGTGGTTTTTCCGAATTAGCAGTCAAAGGTGCTTTATTAGGTGTTCGTTCTCTTTATGAAAATGTAATAGCAGAACCTATAAGAACTATTGGTTTAGTACAACAAGGTGCAACATTTTCTGAAGCGTATAAAAAAGCACAGATAGAACCATTTGCTTATTGGAGAGAAGCTAAAGAAAAAGGACAGAAAGTTGATTTAGGTACTGCATTGTTTCAATCTACTGATCCAGAGAAAACACAAACATACAGAGATTTAATTGATAAAGGTGCAGACCCTATACGAGCTAGACAACTAGCTGCTTCTTCTTTAGGAGTTAATGTCTTTGATCAGGTATTTGAACAAGAGAAAGTTGCACAGTTTGATGGTGACAGAGCAGCTGCATTAATTGCTAGAGGTAAAAGTCCACATATGACTCCAGGTCGTGTGTTGTTTAAACCTTTAGAGTTTATCGCAGGTCCTGAAGATAGAGCTTATGATTTCTTTACAGGTTTAGTTGACTTAGGTCTTAATTTACTTGACCCTACCTTTTGGGCAGGTAAAGCATACAAAGCTGGTAAAGGTGCAAGTCAAATGTTAAAACTTACTGATGAAGGCAAAGCTGCTACAGGTTTATTAGATGGTTTTATGAGAAAATCTTTTAGTAAAACATCTGCTAAAGAAGCTCTAGATGGAAAACTTGGAGATGAGTTAGCAAAATTTATTTATGCAAACAAAGATAAACCTGATGAAATATTATTAAAATCTAATTTCAAATTAGTAAATCAATTTGTTATTAAAGATGAAGCATTAAGTGATGAATTTGCAAAATTTACTTCAGAACTATTTAATTTAGCTGATGGTTTAGATGAACAATCAGCAATAGCTGCAGTTAAAAATATATTAAAACCAAGAGTATTAGCAGTAGGTACAGAAGGTATGCTTCCTAAAGTACAAAAAATAGGAACTTTTCGCAGAGCTGCAGATGATTATTTTGGAGCACAATTTCAAACAAAACTTAGTGCTAACAACCCAGACAATTTAATTGTTGAGTACACAAAGTTTCTTAAACTTCTTGACCCATCTGGTACAACAACTAATCGTAGTCAAAGAGTAAAAGATATGATAGTAGAGTTGTCAGAGTTAGAAACTAAAAATCCTGGTCGTAGAGCAACAACTATTGTAACTAGAGTAAAAGATGATTTTTCACAATTGCAAGATATATATACAAAAGAGTTAGAAGCAGCAGGAAAATTAGAAAAAAATCAAGGGTTAGTAAAAGAAGTATTTACTGTGTTGCAAAAAATATTAGATGATCAAGTTGAAAACACAACTAATTTACCTGTATTAAATAAATTTGGTGCAATACCAGATCAGATTGTCGGATTTCTTAAAAAATCAAAACAAGGACAAAATCTTTCAGATGAAGCAATAGACCAAATTGCACAATCAGCAGGAACAAAAAATGTTTTAGAATCTGCATTAACACAAGATTTGCGTTTATCAAATCCAAGTAAAGTTATTAAATTAGCAAACAAATTAGACACAAGTTTTAATGGTAACTTTAGAAATGCTGTTGGTGTTGCAGGTGAATCTGCTGTTGGTAGAGCTTTAGATGTTTATGTAGGAACAATATTTAAACCATTAGTTCTACTAAGACCAGCGTGGACAATGAGAGTTATTTTTGAAGAACAATTAAGAGCTGTAGCAAATGGTGCATTAGGAGTATTAGATCATCCTATTGGAGTTCTTGCTAGAATTTTTGATGACAGTATGGGTGTAAGAGGAAGCTATGCAAAAGAGGGTTGGTTAGATACAACAGCTTTTAAACTTGGTATTTCAGAATCTGCAACAGGTAGAATTTCTAAAGAAGTTTTAAAAGGTCAAAGAATAGTTGATTCAAGGTTTCAATACATACCAGCAGTAAAGCTAAACAATCCTACTGGTTGGAAAGAAGGTCAATGGAGAGTAATTAATCTTTTAAGAAGTGATAGTATAACAAAAAAAGTTGCTTCAATAGAATTATCCGATAACCCATCAGCTGGTTTCGCAGAGTTTGCTAGATTATTAAAAACACAAGGTAATGAATATAGAGAGGCAATGCTCAACCTTACAGCAGGTAAAAGTAATATTCTTAAAATGCTTGATGGTAAGCAAGGATTAACAAAAAATGAATATGATGAAGCTATTGAGTGGTTTATTGATGGTATGAGAAATAACTTAAAAGGCTTTCTTTCTGCTGATGGCAAAACAGTAAATCCTGATTTGTATAATTTAATTGTCACTGGATCATTTAAAAATGCAAAAGGTCAAACAGTAAGTTTAGATACAGCAAGAAATATTGGGGCTAAACAAACTGATTTAGATTTATTAGCAAAAAATCTTTTAGAAGAAAAAGATGCAAAAAAATTACAACAGGATGTTGATGCTTACGAAAGTAAAGCATTTGATGAGTATATAGAAAAGTTTGGTGGAGATGGTGTATTACCAGATCAAGTAGATTGGAAACTACAACCACAAACAGTTCCAAAAGGTTTTTATGACCAAATTACAGAAAACTTATTTAAATTTTTTATGACAACACCAACAAATACTATGTCACGAATACCTGTATTTAAATCATCATATTGGAAAAAATCAGAAGATTTGATTGCTATTAGTACACAAGAAGTTAAAGACAAAATTATTGCAGGTGCTACAAAAGCTGGTCTTAATAAAAAAACTATAAAAAGAATGGAAAGTATTAAACCAGCTAAAGATGGAATAGCTGATGCAGAACTTATAGAACGAATGGCTAAAGGTTTTGGTGTAGATGCTACTAAAAAGTTATTGTACGATATAACAGAACAAAGAAGATTTTGGCAAACAAGTCGTTGGTTGTTCCCATTCGGTAATGCGTATCAAGAAGTTCTTACAACTTGGATAGGAATTATGAAAGCTAATCCACAAGTTGCTGCAAGAACAGGAACAATATGGGATGGTGCTGCACAAGAAAATGATACCTTTGGACCAACAGGTAAAGGTGTATTTTACAAAAACCCTATCAATGGACAAGTAGTATTTAACTATCCAGGTACAGGACTAATACAAGATTGGATGTTTAAAGATGCAACATCTAATCAAGATGTAAGAGTTAATATGCCTGTTTATGCAGAAAGTATAAACATTGCTGCTGGATTGTTGCCAGGTTTCGGACCTGTAGTTCAGATCCCTGCTGCATTTATGTTTAGAAACTTTCCAGAAGAAGGTTTAGTAAACAAAGTATTGTTTGGTGAGTTTCCTCCATTTGATTATCAAAACAAAGATGAGTGGACTAAAGCATTAGGACTGAAACCAGCTTGGGCAGATAAATTTATTAAATTAATATTTAATCAAGAAGAAAATGCACAAGGTGCTTTTGGTAACACAGTTATAGATACATACAAAGCATTATTGTATTCAGGTCAGATTGATGACAGTACAGAAGAAAAAGCTAAAGAAGGTATGCAAAAAGCTGTAGAAGGTGCAAAAGTATTATTTTTATTTAGAGCAGTGTCACAATTTCTTGGACCTGCTGGTGCTTCATCACCTATATTTGAAATTACAGATAAGAACACTGATTACTTTATGTTTGAAACATTAGCTGATGAATACAGAACAATTAAACAATCTGTTAACTATGATGATGCTTTAGCCACAGATAAGTTTGTTGAAATATTTGGTATAAACCCATTACCTCTAACAGTTGCTAAAACAGTATCTATAGAAAAATATCCTTCTACTGTTGATGGTGCTAACTGGATGAAAGACAATTTGGAAATCTATGACAAGTATCCTCTAGTTGCTTGGTATTTAGAACCACCTCCTGTTTATTCAGAGTTTTCGTATGATGCTTACAAGAGGTCATTATTAGAAGGTAAAAGAGAATATAGAACACCTGAACAATGGGCTACTGCAAAAAATAAACTATTAGGATCAGTTGCCTTAGAGCAGTATGAAAGAACTATTGGTATTATGGGTAACAATACAGCAGCTGCAAAAGCATTAAGAGATGCAAAGAAAAAAGAACTTGAACAAAGATATTGGGGTTATGGACAACCTGGTATTGTAGGTTCACCTAATAAACCAACTATTGAAATGCAAATAAATCAGTTAATTAAAATGGTCAATGACCCAAATCTACAAAATTTTGAAACAGTTTCAGCTACTAAGAAATACTTAGCTGTAAGACAAACTGTTATTGATAGCTTTGTTGCTGCTGGTAAGTCAGAAACTATATGGAAAACTGGTAAAGATTACGCAGGTGTAAGGTCAGCACTTAGGAATGAAGCGACTAAAATAATAAAGGAAACACCACAATTTGGACCTATGTTTGATACTCTGTTATCAAGAGAAATAGAACCTGAATATGAAGATGATTTGCTAGTACAATTAGGATTAGGAATATGACAGAAAAAGAACAATTTATATCAGAAATATTAGCATTAGTTAAACAACCTTTAGCTGGTTCTAACCCTATTACTCCTACCGAAGAACAAATAGCATTATTACAAGGTTCTAAAGATACAGCTGATGCTATGCAGGTAGCAAGGAACCTTGGTTGGACAGATTATTTAGTTGAGTGGAGTTTAAATAAACCAGTTAATGAACAAGAAAATTTACAAAATGCTTTAACTCTTGCATTACAAGGTGACACAAGCAATTATCTTGGTGTTGATGCAGCTACAGTTATTAATCGTGGTGGAGAAGTAACGACTATTGGTGCTTATGGAGAAAACTTTTATGTGAATGGAGATCAGAATGTATTTGAAGAATTTACTCCTGAAGAGATTAGAGAGATACAAGCTAACTTAATTAATGCTGGTTTGTTAGGTTCAAAGGTAAACAGACCATTTAGACCAGGTGTTTGGAGTAGATATGATAAAGAAGCTATGAAAGAGTTAATGAGCCAAGCTAATCAAAATGGTGAAGGTAAAGCTGAAAGAGGATGGGAAACACTTATGCAAGTGTATCTTGATAATCCAATACCAGAGCCAACCAAAGTACAAGCGTATTTACCACCTGACTATAAAGCAGTGTCTAACAGTGTTAAGAATTTATTTGAAGCAGAGTTAGGTAGGAAACCAAAATCTTATGAATTAAAACTATTGGCTAACACATATCTAACAGAGGCACAAGCTGCTTATCAACAAGATGTTGATTTCGCACAACAACCAACAGATATTATGGCAACAGCTGGAGAGTTAGAGGATTATGGTAATCACTTACAACCTGTTGTAGAACCAGGTGTAACAGACATAGACCCTAGTGCTAGAATGAAAGATGTATTTGATAGAGTAACAGCTAATGAACAGGAAAGGCTAGGAAGAAATCGTGATATTCAAGCAACTAATAATCTCATTATTAATAGCATCACAGGTAGTCCAAGGTAGTATTATGGAAAAAGATTTAACTATGGATAGTAACCCAGCAATAATAGATATGTATTTATCTGCTTTAAGACAAAGAGAAAGTTCTGGTAATTATCAAGTATTACACGCAGTTTCTATTATTGAGGATCTGGCAACAGGTAAACCAATACGAGTACAAGGTTTAGGTGCATACGGCATCTTAGATATTAATTGGGATAAATGGGCTAAACAAGCTGGAGTTGAGGGTGCAGATTGGCACGATCCAGTTGCACAAGATACAGTTGCTAAATTTAAAGTACAAGAATACTTCAATAAATACAATTCTTGGGATGCAGTATCTGTAGCTTGGTTTGCAGGTCCTGGTAAAGCTAATACTCTTGTGGAAGAGGGAACAATTAATTTTAATGAATCAGACAATCAAGGCTTATCAGTAAGAGAATATGTTGATTCTATGAACAATTTGGTTTCAGAAGAATTAATGAATATAGAAGTTCCTACAAATAATGATATGTTGTACAGAGGAGAACCTAAAGGTCCTAGTAGACCTTTACCACAAGTAGGTGAAAGTTCAAATACAATGACACCACTTGGTAAACAAAAACAAAGTCAAGAAGTCTTTGCTGCACAGATATTAGATGCTATGACTAAAGCTAATGCAGGTGGTATGCGACCAAGTTTTGAATCACAAGTTCCAGCAGAAGCAGGAGATTTTGCTGACACAGTTGCACAAACGCAAGTAAGGCGTGGAGAAATACAATGATAAAATATTTAGTTGTAGGCTCACCAGGTAGATATAGACTACAAACTGTAAGACCTGGTGGTAAAGACTATCAATCTGGTATGTCAGCAGAAGCAGCAGAGAAAACTAAAATTGCTTTAAATGCTGAATACTTTAGAAAGAAAAACGAAATACCTCCAATCAGTGCAGTTACTCCTGATGAATCAAAATTAGATTTAAATGAAGATAAACTGCAAGAATTTGTAGATGTATTTACAACAAATTTTTATCCTCCTACTGCTGTAGCTGGAGCTTTAGCTGATCCTACAAAAACTCTTAAAGAAAACATTGAACAAGCATTTGTACCAGGTAGTAACAATGTTGATACATCAAGTGATTGGATATTAATATCTAAAAAACTTTACGAAGGTCCTGGAATAGTTAGTCCTATAAACAATACTGGGGCTATTACAACAACTCCAGATACTTTGTTGTGGTACAACACTGGTTCTAAAAATACAAGACCAGGAAATGAAGTTCCAGAATCAGCAATAATTAATAATCAGCCTATTAAAGAAGGTTCATTAGGTGTACCTGGAGAAGTTTCTAATGAAACATTTAATATTTGGACAGAAGCAAATAAAGAGTCTGTTATAGAAGATACTCTTGGTGTAAATAGAAACTCATCTATGATTGAATTACAAGCAGCTGCTAAAAAAGAAGGAATAAGATTTCCTGACTTTGGTGAAGAAATAGGTTCAGAAAATCGTAAATATGTTTTATATACTCTCATAAGAAAAGCCCAACAAATTGAGATAGATGATGCTATAGAAATTGCTAAAAGTAAAATAAGTTCAAGTAATGTTAATGTAATAACCCCAGAAGTAGAAAATAAAACTTCTGAAGAAGCACAAAATTATTTAAATTCTACACAAATAACTGTTTACAAAAACAATGCAGAAAAAGCTATAGATTTTAGAACAGCAGATAGCTACATTCAAGATGGATGGTCAACAGAGAAACCACAAAATTTATTAAGTTCTTCTGAATTATCAAGTTTACAAGGTAATGATTTAGATACATTAGTAGATCAAGGATATATTTCTTTGACAGACATTCCAACAGATGTACCAACAGATGTACCAACAGATGTACCAGATAATTTGTCAAGTGAATCATCTGGTCAAATGATAAGTGATGCACAATCAGAGTTTTTAAATGTACCTAAAGGTGCTTGGCTATGGGATGTAGATGGTGCTAACTATCTAGTGTACGAAGTTCCTGGTGCTAATGGTGAAGTCTATGATGGTAACTCAATTTATATGGCTTATGAAGTTATGGATAATGATTTAGTAAAAGCTGGTATTGTTTCACCAGAAGCTCCAACAGTAAACCCTAATGCTAAAGTTAACAAAGCATTCTTTGATTCTGTTGCTATAGTTACAGGTAATACAGATCAGCTATCTTCTTTAATAGATAATCCTTTTGCAAGTTTTGTAGAAACAATTAATGAACAAGCACAAGTTGCACCTTGGATAACAGACCCAGAGATGATTTCTTTGATAGCAGAAGCTGCTGTAGAAGGCAGAGAAGTTAGTGATGCTGAATGGCAGACAACTAACTGGTATCAAACAAATAATCAAAGTCAAAGAGATTGGTTAAGAACTTATTATGCTGATCCAGCAACAGCTACACAAACAATTACAGATGGTCAAATAGCAGTAGCTAACTCGTTACAAGCTGCAGGTGTATCTAATGCACCAGAGGCTTTAGTAAATTGGATGTCTAGTAAATTTGTTACAGGTGATTGGTCACAGACTTATACAACAGAACAAATATCTTTATTTGCTGATCCATATGCAGAAGGCAAAAGAGATGAGTCTTTAGAAAACTATTTATCTTCTACTGCATTAACAGGTGTAGATAGAACGACAGAAAGAGAAAGAGAAGTAACAGAACTTTATAACAGATGGTTAGGACCTTCTCTTGGTAAGTTAACAGACAACGAGAGAGCAGAGATAGCAGGTAAGTTAAGAGATGACCCTGACTATGAAGATGCTCTAGTTAGTTCACTTAAACAATCAAGACTTGCTGCGTTTAGTAATTACACAAATCCAGAACTTACTTACGAAGATATTGCAAGACCTTGGAGAAACTTAACAACTTCTGTTTGGGGTCAGACAGCAGATGAAACACAAGGTTGGTGGCAAGAAATGGTTAAGACTAATGACTTTGCTAAAGCACAAACTACACTTAGAGAGAGAGGCTTAGAACAAGATGTTACACAAGTAACTACAGATGCAACACAAGCATTACAACAAGCGTTAGGACAAGGTTCTGTAAGCCAGACAGGAGTTAATGTATAATGGCAACATATGAAGAACTAGCACAGAGTTTATATCCTAATATGCCACCTGATGTTTTAGCATTATTTTCTAGTGAGTGGGCAAGATCAGGCGATCCACAAGTAGCTATTGCAGAAGTAAGAAGAAGTGATGCTTATGATATAGCCTTTCCTGGTAATAAAAGACCAGATGGAACAGTTAAGTTTGATGAAGTTACATACACAGGTCTTAAAGAAAGTTACATAGGTACTTTACAAGAGTATGGTATTCCAAGAAATACATCAGTAGATTTACTAACAGATAGATTCACAGGTCTTATTGAAGGCGAAGTATCTGCTAGAGAATTTGCACAAAGAATTGATGCTACATTTCAAGGCATACAAGAAAACATACCAGAAGTACAATCTTTTTACAGAGATAACTTTGACTTAGATTTAACACCTGAAGCTATATTTATTGGTGCATTAGACCCAACAGTAGGTGAAGAAATTGTTGCAGGTAGAATAACTACTGCACAGATTGGTGGAGAAGCAGCAAGAGCAGGGTTTAGTATTACAGGTGATCTGGCACAAAGACTACAAAGAGCTGGTGTAACACAAGCACAAGCTAGACAAATCTTTACTTCTGCTGAAGCACAGTTACCACAATTACAAGATTTACAAGCACAACGAGGTGTAGAAGCCGAAGAACAATTTGGCTTAGAAGAGTTTACAGAGGCAGCAGTATTCCAAAGTCCAGAAGAATTACAACAAATACAAAGACTTAGAGCAGAAGAAGAATCAGAGTTTGCACCAACTACAGGTGCTGCTAGAACAGGTCGTAGAGTTTCAGGATTAACTGAACTTTAATACACACATATCCCACATATAGTGGTACTATATATAGTATCGCATAGCAACAGTCTG